CCAGAAATGGGGGATAGAATCCAACCTGGAGAGGTTGGTCCACTTTATCCGTCCTAAGGTCTAACTATGGACAATGAAGTGATTTCTCACTTATTACCCATGTTATCTGATAACAACAAGAAACATAAAACAAAAAACTTTCATTTTATGGAACTCTACGTTATCAACCTAATGACGTGGCTGATAAATGTATTGTTCGAAAAAAACAATAAACATTTACTAGCTATGCTGAAGGTACATATTGAGAAGATTTTCTTAATACAGGTTACCAGAGGGACTAAAGAGGCTATTAAATATAATAAAGAAACTCGTTTGAGATTCTTAAAATATTTATTTAGTGACTTTAACCTAAAGGTAATGGATTTTAAAGTTCCAAAACTCTTTCTGGGAATACACAAAGAATATAAGAATAAAGGTAAAAACGTCCTAAGGACCTTTTTATCTGTTCTTTATATTACTAGAGTATTCCGACTAGAGCCTATTCCATCTTTTTCAACAATTGAGAAGGCCCCAAATTATTTGGGAGATCCCTCAAAATTGAGAAAGAATATGAAAAGATTCCTGAAAGAGATAGGGATGAATCCACATCATTTTGGTAAAGTACCAAATCGTGTGAGATTCAAACATTATCATCCATCAACTAGATCCGGGCCAAATGGACCCGGACTATGGAGTTCTGTACAAGATTATCTTGCCTTACCCCATTCCTTAAAGGAACATATCAGTACGGTTGGTGGAAATTTACTTTCCAGAAACCTGAACATTATGGAACCTTTAGCACGGAATGTGAGGATCAGACAATTCTTTAAAATCTCTGAAAAGAGAAATTTTAGAAAAGTTGTTCTTCTATCCGATAAGGAGGGTAAGACTAGAGAAGTTGCTATAGCAGATTACTTTACTCAAACTTGTCTCAAACCATTACATGAATATCAATCTTCTATCCTTAAAAGGATAAAAGCTGATTGTACACATAATCAGAGTAAGCTAATTAATACTTTATTAGCTGATCCTGGTCATAGGTACCATAGCATTGATTTGACTAGTGCAACTGATAGGTTTCCAATTGAAATTCAAAAGGAAATGCTATCAATTTACACAGACAAGGAGTATAGTGAGTCTTGGAAGCAAATAATGACCGG